TGATAATCCAAACATAAGGATGTTCAACTAACTAAAACGATATTGTTAAGAAGCGGTTGTTACCACCATTGACAACCGCACTATATCAAGCCTTTGTTAACATGAACAACTAGACCTATATAGAAGAGCCCTAAACAATTAAAAGGAAAACTCTATGACAGACGTTAACAATAATGACGCTCCAGTTAAAAAGAAAAGAGGACGTCCACGTAAAACTGATGTTCAAGCTAAACAGCAAGGTGGTAGAGGCAAAGTAGGAAGACCTAAAGGCGATGCTGCTATCATTAACGAATATAAAGCTAGAATGTTAGCCTCTCCTAAATCAGCTAAAGTGTTAGAATCAATCTTTAATGCAGCATTAGATGATGAACATAAGCATCAGGCATCTGCGTGGAAGCTTGTTATGGACAGAATAGCACCAGTAGCAGCGTTTGAGAAAGACGTTATCAAGAACGGTGGTGGTAATGCAATTAGTATTAACATAAGCGGTGTACCTAACGTTAAAGTCGGGAATGACGTTGTTGATGGTGACTTTGAGGAGGTTAACGATGACGACAAAGACATGTAGTAAATGTAATACTGAACAGCCTCTAGACAACTTTCATAAAAATAAAACTACCATAGATGGCTATGTTTACCACTGCAAATCTTGCAGAAAAGAAGAGTCTTTAAAACTATACGGATTAACTCTACAGGACTATGACGACCTGTTAAAAGAACAAAATGGTTGCTGTAAGATATGCGGAACTACTGACCCTAGAGGACAGAGTAAAGCAGGTAGGTTTTATGTAGACCATAATCACAAGACAGGTAAAGTTAGAGGTTTGTTGTGTCATGATTGCAACACAGCTATTGGATTATTAAAAGACAGCCCTGCAATAGTTGCAAAGGCATGGGATTACTTAGTAGGAGAAGGTTATTATGGAAAGTAGATACTTCACAGCTAAAGAGTTACGTTGTCAGGAAACATGCGAGGAAGGAATGGAACAGGTCTTCATAGACTTGTTAGACGTTATTAGAGAAGAATGTGACTTTCCGTTTGTTGTTACCAGTGGTTATCGTTCCCCTGAACATTCAATTGAAAAAAGAAAAGAAAAAGCAGGTAGTCATGCAATGGGTTGTGCTATAGATATTATGGCAGACAGTAGACAGAAATATAAGATAATGGAAGTAGCGAAGAAACATGGCATAACACGCTTTGGGATTAACAAGGTGTTCATACACATGGACATTGCTGACCGTTATGATAGTCGTTTCCCTGCTAACGTTGTATGGGCTTACTAAGTTTAAAGGTGAAAGGTGCTCCACCACTGAGTAGCCTTATTCCTACGTGGAGGTAGATATGAAAAAGTGTAAAGAGTGTGAAAGCATTAAAGAATTAAAAGATTTTCCAAAAGAAAAAAGAAATGTAGACGGACACAGAAGCATGTGTAAGGTTTGTCATAACACTAAAAGACGAACTAAAAAAGAAAGCTCATTCTATGCAGACACTGTTGTAGGCAGAGCTAACAGAATGTACCACACAGCTATTAAAGGAGCTAAAAAAAGAAATATACCTTTCAACTTAGATAAACAATGGTTTGTAGATAAACTATATCAAGGTAAGTGTGAAGTAACAGGTATTCCTTTTGTGTTAAAATCAAAAGAACATTCTATGTCAGTTATAAGCAAGGGACAATATAGAAACCCTTTCGCTCCTAGTATTGATAGAATAGATAGCTCTAAAGACTATTCAGAGGAGAACTGTCAAATGACGTGTGTTATGTATAACTTTGCTAAAGGTAGTTTTACAGAAGAAGCATTAGAAATGTTTTGTAGGGGTTATTTAAATGGAGCTTAATGTAGAGCTGCTTAAATGGCAGCAAGAAGTGTTTAACGACCCTGCACGTTTTAAAGTCGTCTGTGCAGGTCGTCGTTGTGGTAAATCACGATTAGCAGCGTGGACAATGATTATAAAGGCATTAAGTACACCAAAAGTAAAAGTGTTTTACGTTGCGCCTACGCAAGGACAATCTCGGGATATCCTATGGGGTTTATTGTCTGACTTAGCACACCCTGTCATAACAAACAAACACGTCAACAACATGGAAATTACTCTAGTTAATGGTAGTACAATACATCTCAAAGGCGCTGACAGGCCTGATACATTACGAGGAGTTAGTCTGGAATACTTAGTGCTAGATGAATTCGCCGAAATGAAGCCACAAGTGTTTGATGAAATCTTACGTCCTGCTCTTGCAGATAGACAAGGTGGCTGTATGTTTATAGCGACCCCAAAAGGAAGAAATCATCTATATGACTTATATGCATATGCAGATAGTGGCGAAGACCCTGATTATAAAGCTTGGCATTTTACTTCTTATGACAATGAAACATTACAAAAAAGCGAAATAGACAGCGCTAAAAAACAGATGTCAAGCTACGCATTCCGTCAGGAATTCATGGCAAGCTTTGAAGCGCTAGGTAGTGAAATATTCAAAGAACATTGGGTTCAGTTTAGTGAAGAAGAACCTGACATTGGTGACTACTACATTGCTGTGGATTTAGCAGGCTTTAACGACCCATCGTCTAACAGTAAGAAGAACAAGCGTCTGGATAGTACAGCAATCAGTGTTGTGAAAGTCAGTGAACATGGGTGGTATATAAAAGACATCATCTATGGTCGTTGGACGTTAGAAGAAACAGCTCAGAAGATATTCAACGCTGTAGACCGTTACAGACCTGTTTCAGTTGGTATAGAACGTGGTATAGCTAAACAGGCTGTTATGTCTCCGTTATCGGATATGATGCGTAGAAACAGTCGCTACTTCAGAATAGAAGAGTTGACACACGGCAACCAAAAGAAAACAGACAGGATTGTTTGGGCGTTACAAGGTAGGT